CCTCCTCCTGCACCAACTGCGCGATAGTCAGGTCGGAGGGCTTGCCGTCCACCAGGACCACAGGGTCCAGCGTGTCAGAGAGCGCCAGCCGGGGACGCAGCACCGCCTCGAGCGGCACCAACGCCTCGTCACTGACCCCCGCTTGCAGCGCCGCCGCCCGCAACTCGGCCCCGAGGGACACGAGCAAGCGCGCGTGACGCTTGTCCACTTCGGCCTTCGCGGCGGTGAGCTTCGCCGTGTACTCCGTGTCGCGGAGGGTCAGGGCTTCCTCATACCGCTTGTCGCGCTCGGCGTCCGCGACCTTGAACGCCTGGTTCTCGGCCTCCAGTTGCCTGAGTCGTTCCCGTTCGACCGGGTCGGGGCTGGCGGTCTGCGCCTGGCCGCGCTTCAGAGCGTCCTTGAGCTTCGACTCGAAGAACTTCTGCAGCGGGTCGGGCAGGGTGCCAATGGTCCCGTCCGCGTTGAGCGGTACCGCCAAGGTGCTGGTGTCTGTGGTCGTCGGTGTCTCCATGCGTCGTCCCTTTCGGACTGCCTGCGCTTACGCCGTCAGGCGGGCTGTGAGAGGCGCGGTCCCTTTCGGCGGGACCGGCCCACGAGGCGCCACGACTGTCTGCGCCATCTTCAAGAGTTCCATCTGCTGGGCCGCCGGGTCCGTCCCCGCCTCCACGGCCGCTTGCAGCTTCTGCGTCTCCTGCGGGGTCGCATCCGGCAGCATCAGGGTCAGCGCCCGCGTCTGCACCGCCTGCCGCACCTCGTAGGGCATCGCCAGCAGCGTCAACAGGGACGCCTGCGACTTCACGTCGTCGAGCGTGTCCGCATCGAACCGATCCGGGTACCGCACCAGCACCTGGGCACGGGCCTGTTCCTGCGCCGACCGCTCCGGCCCATAGGTGCCGCGGAACCAGAGGTCCACCAGCGCCCGTTCGGCGGCTTGCAACTCGTCGGCATACTGCGCGAGCTGCTGGTTGAAGTCGTCCCGCTTCACCTTCCGGCTGTCGGCACTCTCGGCATCCCGCGAGTCGCCTTCCCACGGCACCGCGGCCAGCCGGTAGATCGTCCGCATCAGCCGCTCGCGTTCCGTCTGGTAGACCTCGACGTTGGCCGTGTCGGGTTGCAGGTAGGCCGCCAGAGCCGGCGTGAACAGCACCTGGTCGGTGCCCGCAATCACGCCCATCATCGACTTGGCGTCTTCCGCGCTCACCGCCGTGTCGCCCGTCCCGAGCGGCACGTTCAGCACCCCGAACGTCTGGTTCCGCAGCAGTTCCCGCACTTCACTGGTGAGGTTGTAGAGGTCGTAATACAACTGGGGGTCGCCGATGACCGACTCGCCCAGGAGCGGAATCAGGCTCCGGCGCTTCGTGTAGAGCACCACCACCGGCAGCCGCCCGAACCCGTGCGGCACCGGCGCGATCGCATACGTGCGATCCTGCCGCGCCACCGCCACGAACTCGTCGTCGAGATACCGATACCGATACGTCTCTGCACCCGGCGCCTCGAAGAGCGTCCGCTCCGTCGCGACTTCCACGAACTTGATGGCGTCGAGCGTGCCCTCATCGCTGAGCAGCCAATCGGGCGCATCGAGCGGCGTGAACGTCCGCAGCACCAGGCGTTGCGTGTCGTCCTCGTCGCGGTCCATCAGCACGAAGACATGCCCGAAGGTGCCCGCCGCCGTCCACGCCTGGCGCAGGTAGGACGACATCGACGTGCCCTTGCCGTCTACGTCCTCCCACCAGGCGCTGATCGGATGGGACGGCCCCTCAGGGGTCTGGGCGCCCACGATGCGCTGCGGCCCCGACCGGAAGAGCGCCCCGCTGACCTGGGTCAACAGCAGCTTGGCGACGTTCTCGTACCGCGCCATCCCACGCCGCGTCTTCAGCTTCTTGGTGGGCTTGGTCGGCGACTCCGACGTGTGGTCCTCCCACTCCCGCGGGTGCGGCCAGATGGCGCCCCCATCGAGGAAGGGGCCACACCCCTCCACCACATACGACGCCTTCTGCCAGACGGGCTGCCACAGGCTGTAGAGCGGATGCGTCACCCCCACAGGGGGCGCCGACGCGTTCGCGAAGTTCTGCGTGGTCAGGATCGCCATCAGCGTGCCCGCCTCAGCACGTCGCGGATGCCTCGCTCGAGCGTGGCGCGGATCTGCGTCTGTTCCTCTGACGTCAACCCGAGGAACTTCCGTATCACCTTGGACCGCCCCGCGCCGGTCACGTTATGGAAGAGCGCCTTCGCCCGCGCGGGCACGTTGAGGCTCGCCTGCCGTGCGGTCGCCACTACACCCACCCCAACGTGACGCTCGTCTCGTCCACCGCCCGGACCACCAGCCCGTTCAGCATGGCCCCCGAGGCGTGCAAGTCCGGGGTGCCACTCGACCCGAACGCCTTCGCCTTCGCCCGCGCGTAGCCCTCGCTGTAGGCCGCGAACGCCGCCCCCTCAGCATCGATCCCTGACAGCGTGCGCCGCTTGATCAGGACGATCGCCTGCTGTCCCACGATCCGCATCAGCGCCCGATCGGTGAACGTGTCGGGCAGCACGGGAACCGTCATCGTGATCGTCATGCGGCCCGCTTCACGTTCGTGATGAACCGCAGCGTCTGCTTGACTTCCGGTACCCGCTGCCCGGTGTCCGCCATCGTCTCGAGCTCGGCGATCCCCGCCGTCCACGTCCACAGGTGCCGGCAGTTGTAGCCCCCGCCCGTCAGGTAGACATTCCCGAGTTGCCCGTTGTCGAGGAGCTGAATCGCCTGCCGTGTCAGGACCTGCCCGACCAGGTCACGACAGAAGGGCCGCATCAACCCATCGACGGGCCCGGTGTAGAGGTAGGTCGCCTCAGTCGAGTCGGGCGCCTGCAGGGCGCTCACCTGACGCTGGAACACGCTCACGTTGGTGTCGAAGAGCGTGCGCGTCTGCGCCTGGCTGATGTCGAGCGCGGCACCCAGGTCTTGCACGGCGTCCGTGGTCGGCACCTGGCCGATCACGCTGCGCATCACCGCCCGCCAGACCTGACGGGCCACCTCGTCGCCTTGGCTGAGCAGGTCGAGGTGCATGACCCGCTGCAGGGCCATGACCCCCTGCCGCACGTCGGGCAGGAACGCCGCCTCGACCCGCGCGGTGGCCTGCACCTTGGCGATCAGGGCGTCCAGGCGGGTCCCGGTCGCGTCCGCCACGAGCGCGTCGTAGCCGGCCTCGGTCAGGGCGAGCCGCAGCTGCTCGCGGGCGGCGATGAGCACCTCGGCATCGAAGGTGCGCGTCACACTCGGGCTGTTGAGCGCATCCACGAGGACAGGGATCATGCGCCGCTCGGCCTCACGGAGCACGCGCGAGAGGTCCCGCGCAAAGCGCGCATGAATCGTCTCGCTGGTCCGCAGGAGGCGCTTGACGGCGGCGAGCAGGGCGGCGATGGTCATGCGACCCGCGCCCCGCCCACCAGCGACCGCACCACCGGCGGGAAGTCCCGCACCAGCCAGTAGCCCAGTGCATCCGACACATGCGTCAACGCCGGGTTGCCGGCCTTATCGAGATCCCCCTGCTCGGTGAACTGCACCGCTTCGAGGTCGGTGATGAGCCGCGTGCAGCTCGGGTCCACCCGCAAGCGCACGACGCCGGCCGCCGACTGGCTGCGCCCATTCACCGCCGCGATCCGATCCCGGACATGCGGCTGCCCGTGGGGAATCCGCCAGGTCGCCCCCATGAACTCAGCCCGCAGCACGGCATGATCACTAGGCCCCGTCGTCTTCCCCGCCTTGCCCGTGCTGTCCCCGTAGAGACGCACCGACCCGCTGTGCCCGGCCTCACGCAGCAGCGCCCGCACCTTACTCGCCGCCGCCTGCGTGGCTTCCCCGCCGTGATGCGTCAGGTAGACCTCACGCCACACCGACGCGACCCCCGTCTCGGCGTCCACCTGGCCAATCACTGCGGTGGCAGGGTCGATGTTGAAGTCGAACGACACGCAGACCGGGGCGTAGCGGTCCAGGACGACGGGGGCGACGTGCCGATCACGGCGGAAGGCGTAGTAGACCCGCCCCGACAAAGCCTCGAACGACGCCTCGAACTCCTGCCGGTACGTGCGCTCGTCGAGGTCGCGCCGGGCCGCCTCAATCTCCGCGCGCTCGAGATGCCCAATCGCCCCGACGATCCCGCAGGCCTCACAGTCCCACTCGGTCGCTGTCACCTTCACCACAGGACGCGAACACCGCTCGCAGCGCGCTTCCGCCTCCACCGTCTTGAAGTGAAACGACGCCCAGTCCGGCTCGCCCTGGAGGCCGCGCTGATAGAGGTCGTAAAAGTGATTGTAGGACTGCGGGGTGCCCGTGAACAACGCGACCCCCTTGCGGTCGATGAGCGCCGGCCGGAGCACTTCGGTCCAGGCTTCAGGCTTCATCGTGGCGTACTCGTCCAGGTGCAGGCCGTCCCAGCCGGGGCCGCGCAAACTGTCGAAGTTGTCGGCGCCGAGCAGATACCACGTCGACCCATTGACGAAGGTAATCTCCAACCGCGATTCGTCGATCTTGCCGACCCATCCGACCGGGATGCTGCTCTTGAACTCTGCCCAGAGGGTGCGGCGGCCTTCCGTGTAGGTCGGCGCCACATAGGCGAATCGCGCCCCGCGATAGCCGCGGGTGGCAATCCAGCTCAGCCCCTTGGCTTTGCCTTCCGTCGTCTTGCCCCAACGCCGACCGGCCACACAGACCACGAAGCGGCTAGGCGACTGGTAGACCGTGCTCTGCGTCGGGTGAAGTCGCATGGGTGAGGGCGACACGAAGCGCCGGGAGGTCCTCGGCTCCGGCCATCTCGACGCGTTGCACGGGGGTGCCGGCAAGGTAGGCCAGCGCCAGCCGGCACGCATTGAACGCCGCCCGGTCGTCCGGGCTCTCGATCATCTGCTTGAGCCGATCCACGATGACGCGGGCATCGACTCCGAACTCGGCTTCCAGTCGGGCGCGGAGGCCCGCCATCGCCTTCGGGCGACCGGACGGATTCCCGCTCTGGCCTTTACTCCACCCCATTGCTATGCCGCTGATTAGGCTTGTTACCAGCCTTGCGTGCCACGCTCACTATGCGCGCCTCACCGCACGTAATGAAGGGTGGGTGTTTCTAGTTGCACTAGATGGCCTAAGCCGTCAGGTCAGGACCGGCGCACGAGCAGGGGGCAGTCGGCGACGAGCGTCTCCCCATCGCTGGTGGTGACGGTGTTGACGAGACGGTAGTCGGTGCCGTCGAGGCCGCCGGAGAGTTGGATACTCGTGGAGAGTCCTCCGCTGACGATGGCGTCGGTGACCTTGGTGATCCCGGTGGGGACCGTCCAGGTGGAGACGGTCACGATGGCGGCGGGATTGAGACTCCGTGCCCAATTGACGGTGTAGACCTGGCTTGATCCGGGATGTTTCGGTGTCACGGGGTCCATGTGTTCCTTCCTGTCGCGGTCGTGTCTCGAGGGGGCGGGTCCCACTGGGGGGCGCGGCGCGCCGTCGATCTCCAGGTGGTCGCCCGCAGGGTGGCGACATAGACACGCCCGACCGTTCCCACGATCCAGTGGGTGCCGCGGGGCGGGGCGACCCATCGGTAGCCGACCGCCGCCTCGGGGAGGTCGGTCGTGCCGACGATGAGGTCCCCGACGAGCGTGAGGACGCCTCCCACGCCGCGGGCGAGCTGGCGCAGGAGCCCTCCGGCAGGCGTGAGGACGGCGGTCACGGTGCCCTGCGTGCGACGGAGGAGCGTGCCGGCGGCGGTGAGAGTGCCGGTGATCGTGCGCGGGATGGACCGGAACAGCGTGCCCGTGCTGGTCGTGCTGCCCGTCACCCGGCGCAGGGCCGTGCGCACCAGCGCGCCGGCGGTCGTGCTCGTGCCGGTGAGCGCCTTCGCCACTTGGCGCCCCAGCGCACCGCTGGCGGTCAGGGTGCCGGCCAGCGCGAGGAGGCGCACGCTCTGGAGGGCGAGGGCCCCAGTGCCCGTCGTCGTGCCGGTGACGGTCTTGGCGGCCTGACGCCCCAGGGTGCCACTTGGGGTCAGGGTGCCCAGCGTCCGGGTGGAGCTCGTAAGACGCTGCAGGAGGCCGGTGCCGGTGAGGGTGCCCGCCACGCTGCGGAGCCCGGTCTTGACCGCGGCCAGCGCCCCGGACGGGGTCGAGGTGCCCGTCACCGCGCGAGCCGCCTGTCGGAGGAGCGCACCCGCCCCGGTCGTGGTGCCGGTGAGGGTGCGCGCGGCCGCCCGTTGGAGCGCCCCCGTTGCGGTGGTGGTCCCGGTAAGGCCCTTGGCCGTCGACCGCGCGATCGCCCCGCTGGGCGTCAGGCTGCCGGCGCAATTCTGCGTGTAGGTGGTGCCCCCGCTCGTGACCGCGGCGGCGGCGGACTCAGGGGACCAGTAGAAATACACGTCAGGCCTGTCGGACGGACCAGGCGAACGACCGGACGGTGCCGGCGCGCTGGCGCATCTGCACGTCCCACCCGTGCATCAACATGAACGCGGGGAACACGAGGGTCGCGTTGGGCGGCACGCCGGAGATGGCCGCGTCCCAGTAGGTCTGCTGGCTGCCGCCGGAGACGACCTTCGCGCGCAGCCGCACCTCATACACGTCGCCGGCGGCCAGGGTGCTCGTGTCGACCACGAGACTGAAGATCCCGGCGGTCGTCTCCGGGTTGGTCGTCACGGTCGTCCATGACTCGGAGGTGGCCCCCGGCGAGAACGTGCCCGTGTTGAACTGCGTGACGGTGGCACTCATCAGTAGACCCCGTAGATCGCGCAGTCCTGCGCGACGGCCGTGCCGCTGCAGCCACCGCGCACCTGGAGCTGGCTCCCCTCGGGCACGTCGACGGGCCACGGGGCGTGGATGCCGTAGCTGGTGCCCTCTTGTGCGTTCGTGTTCCACGTGCGGATCGGCCCGATCAAGCCGCCAGACGCGAAGGCAAGATGCCCGATGTAGCCCAGGGCGCCCCAGGTTGTGCCCGTAAAGGCGCCCTGCGTGCTCCAGTCGAGCCAGTGGTAGGGCCGAGTGGTGGTCGATCCGATGTTGGCGTAGGAGCCGTAGGTCGCGTTGCCGGGCGTGAAGGTCGTGCCCTTAGAACTGGCGGTGGCGACGCCGAGGGCGTCTACGCCGGTGCCCTTCCACCACGAGCCGGGCGCGCTGTTGCCCCCGAAGCAGAGCACGGAGACCAGCGCCGTGCGCGAGCCGGTCGCGCATTGCATCCGGCTCGCGATCGTCGAGCCGGCCGGGATGTGGATCGGGAACACGTACTCTTGCAGTCCACCCAACAGCGCGGTCACCGTGCAGCCTCCGAGGAGATACGGGATCAGCACGCTGTAGGAGGTGCCGCCGGCCGGATCGAACCCGATGTCGTGGAGACTGCGCGCATCGGCCGCGTTCCCCGAGTTCGCGCCGATGGTGACGACGACGAGGTCGACGTCGAAGGTGATCGCGGCGGCCGCGTGATGCTGCACCCACGACCCCATCGTGTTCGCGCTCGCGCTCGCCGTGATCGTGCGCCCTGGCGTTGCCGCCGCAAATCCGGTGCCCTGATCTTGCGCCTGATACTTGAAGCGTGGGGGTTGGATGATCAGCATCTAGTCGTCCACGACGCCGAGCGCCGCGAGCACGCTCGTCTGCGTGGCGTCCGCCGCCTGAGCGTAGGCCTCCTCGAGCTTAACCTTCCGCCGCGCGCGGTTCTGCGCGATCAGGTTGTCGATCCACGCCTGCGCGGTCTGCCGGAGGAACTGCGTCGGCGTGAACGCGGTCCCGAGCTCAGCGTTGGTGCGCGCCGCCCACCGCTCGAGGTGCGCTTCCTCTTTGTCGGACAGCGTGACGGTGTAGGGCGTCGGCATGGCGAGTCCTTCCGGGGAGGGCGGGCGCTTACGACCCGGCCGGCAACGTCAGGTCGTAGGTGGTCTGCAGCGCGTCGTTCTGCGCGATGGTGACGACGCTGAACAGGGTGCGGTCCAACAGGACGCCCCCGCCGGTCGCGGCCTGGCTGAAGATCCCATGCTCGGTGACGCTGCTGGACCCGGCATCCGCCTTCGTGTTGGTGCCCACCGTGCGGTAGACGTTCGCCGAGCCGCCCTCGGTGAGTGACCCGGTCGCGCGCGTGGTGTTGTAGTTGCCGCTGGTCCACTCGGTCACCAGCGCCGTATCGCCCGACGCCTCGGCC